ATTCGCTGCCTCACAAGGAGGTAACAAATGTCTAAGAATACCAAGGAAAGTCTGTCAACTATCCTTGCTATCCTCACCCTTATTGGTGTGCTTCTTCGGGAGTGGATCAAATCTCAGGGTTCGTCATTACTTAACGACCCCTCGTTAGACCCACTGGACAACAATACCATGTCACAGGATTCCTTATTCTCTTTTAAAGGAGATAAGGATGAAGAGCCTGCCTCGAACAAAGGTAGGGACACCGCTTCAACAAGTGATCTCAGAGAGACCACTCGCGAAAACGGATCCAAACCTCATTCATAAGGGTATCTTACGCAGCCTATTAACTGATGTTGATAGGCTGCGTCCTGGAACGAAAGGGCTCGGGCGTGACTTAGTCACACTCGAGGCGCGTATTGAACACGAAGGTATCAGTATTCTTACTGTTACCCTTGGTTACTTAGGCAAAGCCATTGAAAAAGGCCTAGCAGAAGGAACCTTCACCTGCCCGAAAGGCTTCAAAAGAGGCCGAGGGTCCAAGATCCCGCTATTATATAGTGGTGTCTTGGGTGATGTGTTCGATTCAATTACTGGTGATCTAGTAAAGGAGCGCGATTGCACGGAGGATGTTCTCATTCTCCGGCAATTGCTCTACTTTCTGGAGAAAGTTCGTTTCGACTAAGGCTCAAGTTGTGAAACTTGAGCACAAGGCGATTCGGACTTTCGTGAAGTGTGACGAAGAGATTCAGAGCATTGCTCCGTTTCGCGTCGATCACATTTCCCGTATTTCCAAGCTTGTTCTTAGAGATCTTGATGATTTCCAGGAACTTGAAGGGAAGCACGGCCCAGGCGCCGTATCTGAAGGATACAAGGCAAACCAGAAGTGGAATGCTTTGGTATCTGGTCTATCTGATTTGGACCCCCGTCTCGAACGTATAGGGTACGATTTAACCTATGGGTTATTTCATGACCGTATGGTCGATAGCGGGATCAGAAACGTACCTACTAGCGAAGATGCGAGACTTGTGACAGTCCCTAAGTCTTCTTCCAGTCTTAGGACAATTACAGTCGAGCCTCTGTTGAACCAATTCGTTCAACAAGCCTACAATGCCCATCTTCGAAAGAAGATAGCCACTTGTTCTGTAATGTCACGCTGTCTAGCATTGACCACTCAAGAGCCTAATCAGAATTTGGCTGTTGAGGGATCACGTACCGGCGAATGGGTTACGGTAGACTTGAGCTCCGCGAGTGATCGGCTTTCGACATACTTAGTCGAAGCGGCCTTTACTCACAGGCCGAGATTTCTCTCGGGTATCATGTCATGCCGTACTCCCTTTGTCTCTATACAGAAAAGACGTATAGAGCTCAAAAAGTACGCAGGTATGGGTAATGCGACCACCTTCCCAGTTCAATCGTACATTTTCGCTCTAGTAGCGATATGTTCAATGATTGGTACTAACGAAGTCGTTAGTATTAAGAAGTTGGAAGCACTAGCTAGTAATATTCGCGTTTTTGGCGATGATATCGTCATTAAGCGTGAATATTTTCCAGCGTTCGTTCAGTGGATCGAATCCTGTGGTTTACGAATAAACCACGGGAAGACTTTCTCTCAAGGAAACTTCAGAGAAAGTTGTGGTGTTGATGCTTATATGGGTACAAAAGTGACCCCTATATACATGCGCCACGATCCACTACAATCCTCAACCGACGCTAGTTCCTTTGTGGGAACGTTGTCCACCTGCAACCAGTTGTGGTTACAGGGGATGTACGCTACCTCTGACTATCTCAAAAGTCTATTGGAAGTTAAAGTTAAACTTCCTCTAGTACATAGAGAATGTCCTGGACTAGGCTTACACACTCACCAAGATCTGTGCGATCGCCAGAGATGGTCGAAAACACTACATAGGTACGAATTAAGGACCTATGTTCCTGTTCCTGTAAGGGAAAAGGATGAGATTGATGGGTATGCGGCGTTAATGAAGTACTTTCATTCTCCCAATTCAGGGGAGTTTGATCGTAACCATTTACGCTCATCGGTGCGCAGATTCAATTTGAATTTACGCAAGAGGTGGGTGCCCGCAGCGTAAGCTGCGGATTACTTAGAGGGTCTTACAACCTTCTGCGGAG